CCATTGAATCAAGTACATTCTCACACATCTGACGTGCTGACATTCCTGATTCATCTGATGTTACCCATTCTCTTGCTAGTGCTCCTCTTCTGTTTCTTTCCTCTTTACCCATGTTGTAAACTTCTTCTAAAGCTTTAGCTACATCTTCTGGTCGACATCTATCATCAAAGATATAAGGAGTTGGAACTGAGCCTACCATTGAAATGTTTGAAGGGAATACAGGGACTGCCCACTCACCACACTCCTTATATGTTCCTCTATGATTAGAAGGGAAGTCTGAAGTGAAGTCAATCCACTTACCGTTCTCATCTGTAAATCTCATTTGATCTTGCATACCACCTGTTACGTTGGCAATAATCATCTTACCAGCCATCATAGTTTCAGTTAAAGACAACCCCCATCCTTCATTTGAAGTGATAAGCATTCCAACGTCTGCTATATTATACAGTAAGTTCATATGTGGAGTATCTAATCTCTCTTGTGAGAAGAATACATTTACATAACTGTCATCACAAATTGCTTCTCTTACTGCATAAAGATCTGTACCATTTTCATCTACAGCTTGTGTATGCATTACAAGGGCACATTTCTTAGCTTTCTCTTCTCCGATCAAATCACAGAACATTCTATAAGAAAGAATTACATCTCCTGGAGATTTTCTTCTAATGTTTCTAGAGTTGAAGAATGCTACGAACTCGATATCTTTTCCTTGGAATAAGTCTTTCTTAAATTTACCTAGTGTTTCTAATTCATCTACTGAAGTCATAGGAAAGAAATGCTTATCGTTTATTCCATGAGGAACATACTTAAGTAGCTTACCCTTAGCTGCTTCTCCTAAAACTATTTCATTAATATTTTTAGTTTGTTTTGAGATTGCCATCAATAAGTCACATGACTCGTAGTAAGGTTTATTATACAGAGGTGCTGGATAGTCATCCCAAATGTTTAAATACATTAAAGGAATTTCATTTCTAATCTCTCTTTCTATTTCAAACAACCAAGTCCAGTATCTTGGATCAGTAAATATAAAAATAGCGTCTGGTTTTTCTTGAGCAATTAAATTTCTTATTTGCATAGCATCTCCATAACCATTGTTAGGAATTACCTTTACATCAGCATCTTCTATACCGTTTAACTTTCCTACCTCAGCTGAGATATTAAATGCTTTACCTGCTTCTGGATGATTGATAGCTGCTCCTAAATTGACCCAATTAAAGTGGTGAGATGTTCCTACAACAATCTCTCTGGCCATAGTTGCGATACCGGAATGCATCCTAATATCATCGCATAACAAGAGAATCTTTTTACGATCCTCCTTCTTAACATAACGAAATTTTTCTTTCATGTAACTATTTTAATTTAATATTTGTTTGTGTGTGTAACTTTTGCTTGAAGTTATCTTCTGTAAGATATAAAAAAATTGCTCTGTCTACAAGCTTTTGTAGAGAAAATTTATGCCTTACGCACTGTTCTTTAAATTCCTGTAGAAGATCTTCTTCTACCTTAACCGATGTTAATTTTTTAGTGTTCATTGTTTATATAATTATATGTATATATAAATATACCCTTATCCTAAAACACCTGCATGACAGTGCTCTGTTCCTTTAAATTCACAGAACATACAATTTGATCTTGAAGGAGTCTTGTCGTACTCTTTATCGATGTACTGTCCATGACTATCAAAAGCATCGTTAATAAATTTTGTAAGTGCTGTAGTGGCTTGACCTCTTTTAATCTTTCCTGATGGAGGTACAAACTCTTGAACTCTTCTACCCATTGCTGCAAATTCTGGATCTTTAGGAACCTTTCTCTTTACAATAAAATATTTTACATCTACCTTATCAACATCTATATCAAATTGTCTTGCTAGGAATTCTTTATAAAGAAGTAACTGTGCTAGCTTTTTATCATCTTTCTTTGCGTAGTCATTCCATCCTGAAGTTGATGTTTTGATATCTAAAATGATATACTTATCGTCTTGGTCATCGTAGAGAACAATATCGATATACCCTTTGAAGAAAACATTGTCAGATATTTTATGTATAAGAGGAATTTCTACTCCAACCAGCTTATAGTACTTGGTACCGAAGTAAACAGAGCGTTTCTTACGAACGTACTCTAGAATTTCAATACCATCATTATGAAACTCAGAAAGCTCTTGAGAGGTAGAGAAATGTTTTCCGTACTTTTCTTTCTCGTGAGCATAAATTGTGTGCATTTTCTCCAGTAGAAGAGCATTCAAATTCATTTCATTTGACTTCTTTACTGTTCCTTCATAGAGTTCTGTTAACCATTCCTGCATTACTTCATGTACTGCTGTGCCAAAGACTGTATGAATGGAAGGCTTATACTCTTGCAATCCTTTAACATATTTCAATGCCCATTGGTGTGGACAAGTATTGTATGCTAAGGTCTGACTATACGATATGGATTTGCTGATATTGTAATCTATAACTGGATTACAGAAGTCTCTTATCAGGCTTACCTGTTTAAGAGTTTTTTTTACCATCCTTTAGTTTTTTGATTTCTCTTTCTAAGTACCATAAAGCTTTTTCAAGCTCTTGAACTGTAGCATCTTTCTTTCCAGCTCTGGCAATATACTTAACGGTATTTCCTAAACAGAAACCTAAATTCCAGGCTTCAATAACTTTTATGGCTTCGTAGGGATTATCTTTTCCTCCGTAATGGTTTGGATGGTTTACTAGTTCTTTCTTTTGACTTGGCTCGTCAATAGTAAAGATCGCTTCTCTGTCGTTCATAATAACATTTTTATATAACTATAATATAAGAAAAAAGGCCTGTAAAAACAAGCCTTATTTAATTTATTTTGCGAAGTATAGTGTTGTGGATATGCTTACAAAAGCTAACACTTTATACCAGAATGTTTTATTCCTTTGACCTTTTAATTCTTTCTTTAAGTCATCAGTCATTCCTTTGTACTCTCCAATTTGAACATCTTTCTGTCCAATGATGAACTGATTGTTCTTATCTTTAACAGTTAAGAAGTTGATGATAGTATCTTTTTGTACTTCTCTTTCCTGTAATTTAATTACTTTATCTTGAGTAAGTTTTAATTCTACCTTACATCCATCATAGCGAACTAAATCTTTTGCTGCTAGTCTTACTACCTTAGTTGGCAGTGTTACCTTGGTGGTATCTGTTTGTGAAAAAGAATTCAAGCTCAGCATTAGAAAACTTATCAACAGTATTAATTTTTTCATCTGTTTGTTTTTTTACAATTGTTATGGTATTATCTATGTGGTGTATTTCTTTTGTAATAGAAATTACATTTTCTTTTACTGAATCGATCTTAACATCGATTTGTTTATTGATTACTTGTGCTGAATCAATTTTAGTTTGGACTGAATCTATTCTGGCTTCATATCCTTTAACGTCTGTTCTAATACTGTTTGTAGTAAATATATTATAACCTATTAATACAATTACTATAACCAATAATAAGTTTTGCTTATTTTGTAACATCTCTGTCTCCTTTGTGTTTATCTAATCTGTCTAGTATTTGTGTTACTAGTTCGTTTTTAACTATACCTACCATTGAGGCATTTTTCAATATAGAGACTAACTGGAACACTAAGAAAGGAGCCATAATGGTTTCACTCAACCAAGATGTTCCAGTAAATCCTTTTTCTATTGATAAGATGGCTGCCAGCATTACTGTCCAGAAACCAAATGTCTTTAATACACTTAATGCTTTACAAGTCTGAAATCCTTCTCTCTTAACTCCGGCCCATATGCCAAAGAAGCCATCAGCAAAGACAACCAATCCTACTGCTAGGAATTGCTCGATGTTATCGGCTGTTAGGTGCATAAAATATGTACCAATAAATGCTAATGCTGTTGTCAATGATAATGTAATTAATAGTGAAGTTTTCATCTTATATTTACCTATTTAACGTATTCGTAATACTTTTTAGTTTTCTCTGAACGATCTGCTAATCCGTGAGTACCCCCGTTAATTCTTTTTGTAAGAGCTAATATGGCTGCATCATTAATTCCTTTGTCGCATATCTCCCACAATTTATTTTTGTCAAAGAAGAACATTGCTGATTCAAATGAATAAGTTGTTGCTACTAAGTCTGGATTAGTCATAATTTCTGGCTTGTTTAAATACTTAGCAAATGCTGCGTAGTTTTCTTTACCAGTTAATTGAAGAGCACCTCTTCCTCTAAATTTGAAACCATCTCCTGATTTTTCATCACCGTTACCCATTCTAGATGCGTAAACTCTATTGGCAATCTTCTCTGGATTTCTAGCGTAAGACTCTTCTAAGTTACCTGGAAAGTATTTTCCAAAGATACCTTGAAGTCCTTGTGCTGAGTAGTTTAAGTTTTCAGAGAATGCTTTAAATCCTCCTGATTCGTGTGACGTTTGAGCAAAGAAGTGAGCCGCTCTAACTGGTGTTAGTTTGTAAAACTCCATTGCTTTTTTCATTGTTCCAGGACCGAAAGCTCCATCTGCAGCTACTCCGATCTTTTCTTGTAAACTTTTTAAGCTCATAATCTAATTTTTATTCTTCGTTATTTGATTTGTTTCCGTTTTTCATTGCTGCAAACTTCTCTAATACATCTGGAAGGAATGAACCTAATGTGATGTACATAAATGCATCAAAGATGTACTCGTTTAATTCTAACGCTTTACCTAGGTAACCTGTTACAAGGTCTACTGCAATTGCAATTACCATTACCATGAACGACATGAATCCAATTACAACTTTCTCGTTGTAATCATTTGATTTTTTAAAGATACTGAAAAATCCCATAAAATAATTATTTAGTTTAGTTAAGATGTAACTAATTGGTAATAACAAATTTTTCATAGTAACTGGTTTAATTTCTAATAAATAGCACAAAAAAAAGAGGCACAAGGCCTCTTTGATGTTTAAGTAAAGTCTCTCTTACTCTCCTATATTCATGTGCTTTAATTCCTTTGGAAGGAACTCAGTATTGACATGGCCGCAGGCCTTGCACGCAAATACCGGAATAGGCATGTAGGTTGTTTGACCTGTTCCTGTAAGGATTCCACTTGCCTTTCTAATGTGAAGAGCTTCTTCAAAAAATGTATGGTTACATTTTTCGCACTCTACCGGAAGTGTTTGATCAATCGATAGATTCATTCTTGGTTGTTGTTCCATTGTTCTTGTTTTTCTTTACCACATAACTCGTCTACCTTTACCTCATCACCTGCAATTTGAAATACAGTGGCCGGGGTAAGGTTCGGACTTTTTTTGCATATGTCTGTTGCTTTCTCTAGAAGTGTTTTCATATTACCGGCACAATCGGAAGCACGAAGTATCTCTATGATGGTCATAGTACTTCTCTGATGTGCTGTAACGGTAAACGTTCTACCTTCTTCTAGTAACTCTTGATATTTTTTTATTGAGTCTGACATACACTTTACGTATTATTTTTTCTTAGGGTAGTACTTTCTTTTTTTCTTTGGCTTTGCTGCTTCTACTACTGCTGTTACTTCTGGAGATATTTTGTTAATCTCTTCTACCAAAGTATCGTGTGCTTCTACTACTTTTTTCATAGACTCTACCTGCTCTGTTACTTTGTCTTTCTTAGGTGCTTTCTTTGCTACAATAGGACGTAAGTCTTTATTGTACAATTCTTTAGATAACTCTACTAACTCTTGAGCTTCTTTGTTGTTGTCAAAGTCCATTTTAAATTCTTTTAAGGGCTTTGTTCCTCTTTGCATATAGTATGCAAGGAATGCTGTTCCTGCTACTATAACTAACACTAAAATAATTGATGTTAAAATTGTCATATGTTTGTTTATTTGTTAAATTTGCGCGTGACACCTTCGGTGAGGAGGTTTTGACGCCCCCTCCCCTCTCGGTCCTTGCTTACTTGCTCTCTGCTGTTGAAGCTTTTCTATAATCTGTGATTAATTTCTTAACCTCTCCGATAGACTTTCTTGCTTGTGCTTGCGATTTTTTAGTAGTTCCGTTATGGCTTGCTACAAAACTTTGATACAATTCATCGATTTGTTCGAATAATTCTTGCTTGTTCATCTTTTTTTCTTTTTAATTAATATTACATGAACTGAGAAGGATCGATTCCTGCTCCTTGTTCATCTTTTGGTTTTATACTTGTGATAACACACTCTGTGATTAACATTGTTCCTGCAACTGATGCTGCATTCTCTAAAGCTAGTCTTGTTACTTTAGTTGGATCAATAATACCTTCCTCTAACATATCAACATACTCCCCTGTTCTTGGATTAAATCCAATCCATTTGTGATTGTCAAAGATGTAGTTTACTCTCTCTTCAATTACTTCTGAAGTCTCTCCTGCATTTGCTAAGATCTGTTTGAATGGCTTCTGAAGTGCTTTGATTATAATGTCAAATCCTTTTTCTTGATCTGGATGTTGAGCTACTAATGGATGCTCTGTTAAGTGGAAAGAAGCATTTAGTAAAGCAATTCCTCCTCCAGGTAAAATACCTTCTTGTAAAGCTGCTTTAGTTGCATGAAGAGCATCATCTACTCTATCTTTTTTCTCTCTCATTTCAACCTCTGTATGACCTCCAACATGAATCATAGCTACTCCTCCGATAAGTTTTGCTAATCTGTCTTGTAAGATTTCAATCTCGTAAGGTGAAACTGTATTCTCGATTTGTTCTTTTAATTGCTCAATTCTCTCTGCAATAGCTTCTTCAGTTCCTTTACCATCTACAATGGTAGTATCATCTTTTCCTACTGTTACTTTTCTTGAATTACCAAACCATTGTAAATCGAATTTGTCTAGCTTCATTCCTTTCTCCTCAGATACAACTGTACCTCCTGTTAGAGCTGCAATGTCTTCAAGCATAGCTTTCTTCTTATCTCCAAATTCAGGAGCTTTAACTGCTACTACTCTAAGAATTCCTCTCATCTTATTTACAACC